TCTTCCGATCTGGCATTGTAACGCCAAGTTTTGACACAAACTCAGACAAGTCCACAGGTGTTGGTATATCCACGCCATACGCCTGAACAGGTAGAGCGGGATCGTCTTTGTAGTTATGTGTATTCGGTACACGTAGTATACGCGCCACATCTGCTGTGACCGCAGGGTCTGCGAGTAATCCGTTATCTGCACAAGCCTTCTTCAATCGCTCCGCAGCATCGACCCAATCCTTCGCCGAAACCGCTTCGCTAAGAGGCCAGTATACGTGCACACCTCTACCGCTGTTGATCATAAGCGGATTAGGCAGAGAGAGTTGTTTACAGAAGCTACGTAACGCATCCACAGCGAGCTTCTGCGTAGGGTACTCTTTCGATGGGCCACAATCCAAATCTAGGAATAGTGACTTTAGTTCTACCGCGTTGTCACCCTTGCGGTTCGAGGGTTCTTTGAATGTACTAAGGGCAAAGTATACGTCCATACCATCGGCATCGAACTTGTTAGCTGCACGAACCACTTCATCAACGGTATCGTAGAACTTTTGTATCCTGACGTTATCTTTACCTCTTGCTGCGAACACACAGTAGTAGCCGTTGCCACCAAGTAGTTCGCGTAATATCTGCGCCGTTTCCATTGCTGCTCTCCATGTTGAAACCGTGGCGGGGGAGTACGAAAACCCCGCCACGGTTAGCTATCGTAGTTCAGACGACAGAGACTAGTCGTCCCATTCCCCTACGATAGACGCAAGATCGTCCTCAGAAGGAGCAGCTTCTTCTTTCTTGGCGATCTTTTTCGGTTCTGGTTCTGCTTTAGCTTTGGGCTTTTCAGACGCAGCAAAGATATCTACTTCGTCTTCTTTCACTTCACCATCACGTTTGGCTTGTACCCCATCAGTTTGAGATACGGTTAGAGTGATTGCCTTAATAGCGTCCTCACTCTCTTTCTGTTCCAGTGCTTGCTTTAGTTCTGCCTCTTCAAGCGGACGCACAGGTTTGAAATACAGCTTCGGTGTATCGCTGTTCTCGTCAAAGTACATCTGTGTAACCACAGCAATAGAAGGTGTCTTGTGTGCCTTCAAATACTTCGCGTAGGCTTGCATACCCATCTTACCATCTTTCGCCTCACCAAAGATAGACGTAGCGGGTAACTGCAACTGGTAGACGGTATCCATCTGCCCCTCAAGTACAATCGCAATACGTTGGGAGAACCTACAGGCACGGCTCTCACCTTGACCCGACCCCTTGATGTTTTGCGGACAATCCATGCAGCGAGCAGCCTGCATTTGGTCCTGCGGCACATCGGACGAGGGCTTCTCTGTATCTGGCGACCAACAAGTAGGTGCAGATGGATTTTCTGGATCGTACGCACCTTTATAGAACGTACGAGACAACTTCGCAGCGTTAACAATAACTACATTCAAGAACCCATCGCTCTTGACATTTACTTGTTCGCCGTTGACGATTTCACGGAACCGACCACCGCGCAGACTGATCCGACGAGAACCGCCGCCCCCACCAGAGCCACCAGACAAGTTGTCGTCTGTCTCCAATAGTTGTTTGAAAAGATCGCTGCTTACGAGGGAATTACCCTCACCAAATAATGACACTTCTGTCATGGCATTCTCCATTAATATTCTGTAAGGGTTTCATTTTGCCCTTGTTTGGTTGCGGCTGTCAACGCCGCTTCTACATCGTCTAGTCTAAAGCGATAGACTTCGCCGATTTTGATGTAAGTATCGTCTGGCACAGAGCCGTTGTTGACCCACTTACGAATAGTTGACACAGACACTTGAAAGTAGTCCGCAACTTTATTGATGTTTACATATGGTGTCTCTTCGGTCATTTCTTCCTCACAGAGATCACGTATTCGCTGTCCACGTTTAGCCCCGCAGGGACTAGATCGGGGTTCTCTTCTATGAACTGCTTTACGTGCGTTTGATTAAGACGCTTCTCGAAAAACTCTGGAAGTTCATGCTTCATGATAAACTTAAACATTGATTCCCAGTCACTTGTCCAGAACCGTTGTTTCACAGTGCGATAGAATAACCCTTCGGCTGTCTTCACACTGTCCACCCCTTGTTCTTTGCAATAGTCAAGAAGCGCACGTTTAATCTTGTCTTGTTTCTCAACAAGGGCACCGTCCTCTTCTTTATACTTTGCCGACAACTCTGACCGTTTGTTGCGTATATTGACATACGCTTTCACCAATTTCTCGACAGGAACTGTCACGGCTATTCTCCATTTTATAGTTATGTAACTGACATATATTAACACACAGTGGTTAGTCAAGTATTTCTTTGTATAATTTTATCATTTCTGTGTGTACGTTGATACGCTCGTCTAGCATACGGTAAATACGTTTTTCTGCGCTCGACCCTGCAAGCTGTATGACAGTGCATTTGTGCTTCTGACCAGAGCGGTGAATACGTGCGTTAGCTTGCGCGTAAACTTCTAGTGATGAAGTCGGCCCCCACCATACGATTGTGTTTGCAGCGGTCAGCGTAACTCCGTGTGCAGCGGCCTGTGGTTGGATAACCAACACTCTCGGATCGGGTGTGTTCTGGAACCGATCAAATATCTCCGTACGCTTATGCGCAGGAACATCTCCTCGTATGACCTCTGACGTTATGCCCTCGCTTGTCAACTTATCTATCAGCATATCAATAGTGTGTTTGAATGGTACAAACACTAGAACTTTCTGACTGCTTTCGTCGATAACTTCGCGCAGGGCTTGGTAACGGTTCTTGATGTCAAACTGCACCGTGTCACCATCGTCGGTGTATATCGCTCCCGCACTTATCTGTAACAACTTGTTTAGGTTGATAGCCGCATTTGCTGCTGTGACCTCTTCCCCCGCGACTTCCATCACCATACGTTTACGCAGCATCTCGTAATATTTTACTTGCTGCTTTGTCATTTCGACAAATCGCTTGGTGTAAGTCATGTCGGGCAAGTCCAAGCATTGGTCTTTTGTAAAGCGGATAGCGGGTTGCAACACTTTGAACACGGTATCTTTGGCGTTCTCTTTTGGCTTGTACTTGAACTGCGTAACTTTCCACATCACCATGTCTCGCCAAGAACTAAAGTATCTCGGCACTGATAGGTGGTTGACCATCTTTGCTAGGCCGTACGCATCTTCGGGGCTTTGCGCAGCGGGTGTACCTGTCATCATCCAAAGCCTGTCGTCTTCACCGACCAACTTGTTGAGGGTCTTCCATCGTTTGGTCTGCACGTTCTTGTAGTGCGTAGCTTCGTCTACAATGAAAAGATCAAACCCACCTTTGGCGATCTCGTCTTTAACAATATCGACCCCATCGTAGTTTATGATTACAAAATCGGCACCACTGTTGATGATCTTCTTGCGCTTCTCTTTTCCACCGTAAGCCACATCTACGGTACGGTGCATGGCAAATGAGAACAAGTCGTCACGCCATGCGCTATCCATGATCGAGAGTGGGCAGATAACAAGCACCCTGTTTACTAAGCCTTGGTTCATCAGGTAGTCAGCGGCCCAGATAGCCGATGCTGTTTTACCAGTGCCTTGTTCGTTGAAGCAGAAGGCTTTCTTGTTCATGGTAAGAAACGCAGCCGTATCCTTCTGATGCTCGTATGGTGTATACTTCCCAGGCCACGCGTAGCGTTTGGTAATGGGTGACGGCACGTTTATATTTAAGTTTTTTAAGGTAAGGGCTTCGGGTAGCCCCCACTTCACAAGCACCCTATTCATCGACAACTCCTTGCTGTTCGGTATTACTGTTGTGATCTGCTTCGGGTTTCGCACTCGTAGCATGAGTGCTTTGTCCTCAATGATCTGCATGTCGTTCTCCGTGGTAGTGTTTCACTACTTCTTTTTAGGTGGTCTGCTCATTTTACCACCCGCTGCTCTGTTCTTGGAAGGGCTTTGCAGCTTATACCCATCTTTGTTTTTACCACCTTTACTTAGTGGTTTCTTGTGCGCAATGTCTTTACCTTTACGGCTTATCCCTTTCTTATCAACCGCTCTACGCGCACGTTGCCGTTCCATACGGTTTTTGTGTTCGCCACGTGCTTTCTGCTGTTGATACTCCTTTTTGTAAGGACGCGGTTTGTTTACATAAGGCATCAGTTTTTTCCGTTATGTGGGCACTCTACTACTGGACAGTGACGCTTGCATAAACCAGATGGACGTGGGTTCCACACATCTGTCTCAAACGCCTTCTCCATTCTACCATAAATTCCTAGCCATTTCTCCCATAGATTTGCAGATTGTTCTACTTCGTATTCGGCTTTGATCAGGCTGTTGGCTACAACAAACAGTAATCCTGCGCGTACTTTTTTAATTTCGGGGTAGTGCGCAAATACGGTCAACGCCATAAGTTCTAGCTGCCCTTTGTCGGCATACTTAGACGATCTACCTGTCTTGTAGTCTATGACCCACGCAACTTGTGCTAACACGTCTACAATGATCAGATCAGCGATCCCACGAAACCATACTTGCTCACTAAAGAAATCACACGGTTCAAGATCAGCGGTTAACCCCAACTTCTTTTCACATATCTTTACACCGCGCTTGTCGTTCAGGGCATCTAGCGTAGCTTTGATGAAGTCGAACTTAGCGGGTAACGGCACATTGTCACCGATATAATCCTCACATGCTTTGTGGAACTCTGTCCCATACCGCATGGCCTCTGTCTCTTCGACAGGGTACTCCTTCAATATCTTTTCATGGTAAAACTGCTTCGGACAAGTCTCGAATGCTTTTGCCTTACTGAATGACCAAGGTGCTATACTCACTCACAATCCCCATACGATTTGGCAGTACCACTTTCGCAATCTACTGGAAGTCCTGCGGCCCAATCGGGTGTCCAACGCATACACTTCTCTACATACGCTTGTGCATCTGACACTTCGTCGTCTTTTACACAGCACACGATACTGTCGTGAACGGTTAGCACCACTTTGTATTTCCTACTAATTTGTAGCATCTGCTCACCTATGATGCAACGTGCTATTGCTTGGCATACGTTTTCTATGACCTTGCCGCCGTATATACGTGTGTATCCACGCCGTGTTTT